GTCGGATACACGGCTGCCGAGCAACTTGCTGTGTATACTGGGTTTAAGACCCAGTTCGCGGCCAGCTCCGATGCGCTCATCACCAAATTGATTGCTGGTGAGTCGTAAAGGAACCGCTGCTCGGATCAGAGTCAATGTACCTAGAGTCGAAAGACTCGATGGTCCACTGAGAACTGATCTTGAACAGCGTGGAGAAGAAAACACAAGCGACCGAGAGGGATTGGTTTTCCATGTTGAGATAGGGTATAAAGCCCTGACTCTTCTGGTTGCCACTCTTCTCCAAGTCGCCTATTTCTACGCGGACGCCATTGCCAAAATCTTTGGCTATACGCCGCTGTAGGAGCGTTTTCTTCTGTGTAGTGCCATGAAGGCATTGCACTCCTTGTGGTCATTATTCCCGTCAATACAAACCGGGAGGTTTGTGGTACACACCCTTCGGGGTGTGTACCGGGAATAATTGTGATATGACATAGGCTAAGGAAAGTCAACCTCTGTTAGGAGGTGCTTTGAAAAGCCTGATGTCACTCTGGTCCAAGATGGCTGAGGATTCGGCCATCTTATGCTGCACTAGCGCCACTCTTGACATTAATACGGTCAAGAGGCGGATCGAACATGAGGGGTTATCGTTTCTAACGATAACCCTACCAAGCCTTGGAAAAGCCACCCAAAAGTGGATTGACCAAGGTGAGGTCGGTATCCATCCCAACTTCCCTTCACAGGGAAGAGGGAGAAGTTGCCCCCGATTTCTCGGAGGCTTCTTCAACCGTGTGTTCGACCGGTGCAGCGGCACGTTGCTCGATGATCCATGTGTCGCATCTATTCATGCTATTCGTCAGTTAACACTGACATTTAGCAAGATTTCTTTCCCCTGCAGTGATGCAAGGGTCAGAAAAGCGATGCGTGGGTACATTGAGTGTGAGCAGGACGTACGTCAAGTTGACTCGGAACTTTCTGAGAGAGATCTCATTGAGTTCCAATCTATGTCAGCTTTGCTTTTTAGTGAGTTGTTTTCCCAAATAGACAGAGATGTCTATTACGGTCAACTTCTCCCTAAGCATGGCCCTGGTGTTACTGCTGATCGCCTTTCCAGTAATGGAAAGTACAATCAGCGCACCTGGACCAGTCGCCTAAATAGGGTATTTCCCCTAGATAGGTACCTTATCCCTAATCATCACTTTTGTGATGAACTGGATAAAGTAGACGTCCTCGAACCTGAGATGGAGATACCTGTGAAGGTTATCCCTGTCCCTAAAACGTTGAAAACACCAAGGATAATCGCGGTGGAGCCTGCATGTATGCAATACATGCAACAGGCTCTGCTACGGAGTTTCCTTGCAGCCTACGATAGGGATGAACTCCTACGTGGACTTATCGGTTTTGATGATCAGACTCCTAATCAGGAGCTTGCTCGCCAAGGTTCGATTGATAATCGAACCGCAACGCTAGATCTTAGCGATGCTTCCGATCGTGTTTCCAATCAGCTCG